GATTGATAATACTGGCGGCTCCGGCAATATGCATGTTGACATCAATGAAGTCGGTCTTGAGTTTCAGGTAGAACCGAGTCAATCATTTGAAAAGCAAGTGATAGAGCAGTATGAAGAAAAACGTACTGTATTTATCAAAGGACCGCAAACTAAATTTGAAGGCTGGGATGGTGCAACGGAAACGATACGCAAGAGCAGAACTAAAACACTTCTTACTGCTGCTAATATTGATTATGTCTATGCCAGCGGGAAAGGACGGGAGTATGGGGCATGGATAGACCTTATTGATTCTGCTGGTAGAGTTTCCAAGAATGGTGACGAACCAGATCCGAATTATGCTACTGCTGCATTAATAGAAAATCCAGTATATATGATTGAAGATATCTTGAGAACTGAATTGGGAATGGATAGTTCTACCGATGGGTCAGATATTGATATAGAAACATTTGATAAAGCTGGCAACGCGCAGACAGATGGGACCAAAGGTGATATTGCATTAATATTCAATGATGCAATCGCAGATATCAAGTTTGCATTTTCACAGCCAAAGTTTATTCACAGTAAAGATTTAATTGAGAAAATTGGTGCGCAGATTCTGTCCTGGATCTGGATCAGTGGGTCCGGCAAGTTCAAGATCAGAACACTTTTAAGGCCATCTGATACATTTGCTGCGGATAAAACTGTAAACTTTCACGATATCGCTTTAAAGTCAATTTCACGCACTCCGCTAAATGATGTGCGTAATGACATTACAGTTAATTATGACGTACATTATGCGCAGAATCATACACAGCAAAGTGTCAATACTACAGATTCCACTAGCCAGGGGACTGCTACTGCCGGTAATAACCAGACATTGAAATTAGAAATGGATGCAGACTGCATTCTGGACACAACAACAGCAACCCAACTAGCTGATGCGTACAAGACTATCTTCAAGGATCGTAAAGTGATGCTTACATTTAATTGCGTCAGGCCAGTATATAATGATTTGGAGATTACCGACATAATCTCTTTTACAAATTGGGACAGTAACATTAAACTATATGGAACTGCTATGACAACAACAGATTATTTTATGATAACAGAGATCAGCAAGTCTGTTAATAGCTGCTCCATTAAAGCAATACAGGTGGACTAAATGAGCTATCAAAGAATAGTAAAACCGAGAGTGTATGTATCAAACGTAAACTGGCTGTTAGGTCTGGGGAAAATGGCGACAACAGACATAACAAGTTCGGGCCTGTCAATGGCAAGCGGATCATCATTGATTGAAATGTTTGATCTAAGGCCGTCCAATGTCCAAACGATCACCGCAAGCGGAGTCGGAACTGTGCATTATATCAAGATGGACACGAATATATCAACTGATGCAAACCAGGATGCAAACTTTCTTGCTATAATGGGACATAATCTCGATACGGTAAATGCCAAGTTTAAGATTGAAACAGATGATAGCGACAGTTATGCCAGCGTACAGACACCAACAATGACAAATGTGGTAAATGCCGCCATTTCAGGCGGGTACGCAGTTCCGGCATCTGATGGGTGGAGCCTGGTGACATTCACACAGGCCACAGATAATAAAAGCGTTAGAATTGTTTTCGATGATGTGAGTTCTAATTACAATGCAGATATCAAAATCGGGGCAATCTCATTGGGTGAACATTTTACATTTCCCCACTCACCGGATATGCAGATTCAAAAATCATTAACTTTTGAAGGTGTGAAACGCCTGGAGTCAACAGGCGGCAGTACCTATTCAAACGCTTCTTATCTCGCGTCGCCCCAATGGACTACCAGCCCATTCGGAATAGCAGATAATACCGTGCGAAAATCCGGACGCTTAAATGTAGATATGGATTTTAGCTATGTCGCCGATACTGAGATTTTCCCAGAAGAGTTATATGACCCCAGTAAACAATCCGCAAGCAATAGTGTAATGACCAATCTGGTCCAAAGGACTTTCGGCGGGCATCATCCGTTTCTGTTTCAATTTGATAGCGCCACCGCTACATCTGATGACTCATTCATGTGGTGTCGCCTGAATTCTGATTTCCAAGCTACCCAGGTTGCACCTCTGATTTGGAACTTCAGTATTAATTTACGCGAAACATGGTAAAATATAGTGTCAACACTATGTCAACAGATTCATTCATTTTTATTCATATTTATTCCATTTTGGAATATTTGCATTGAAATGAAAAACCCGCCGGTTAGGGCGGGTTTCTCGTCGTAAAGTTGACTGTACCGGTGGAGGGAATCGAACCCCCACTCCCTTGCGAGAATCGGATTTTGAATCCGTGGCCGGTATCTCGACAAATTATATAACTGTCAAACATTGTCAACATCACGCTTGTTGCCATCCGTTTTGTGGTGCAATTGTTTCGCCACTCCGTCATTAATATAGTCCTGTGTACTGAATGAAGTACTGGCATAGTGCTGTTTGGTTACATTAGTATTTGTGTGACCAAGCGATTTACTTGCCATTTCCATGGAGTGAAAATACTCTTCCGCCAACTGTCCATTCAAGCGTCGTAAATCATGTGCAGTAAATTCTACTGAAATAATATCGCTTATCTCACGAATCATCTTGCGGACCATTTTATAGGTCATTGGTATCGGCTGCACCAATCCAGCTTCTTTCCACTTCTTTAAGATAACCATTGCACTTGGATGCAGTCTCTTTGGCTCCCGGTAGCCTTTTGGTTTTCTTCTTTTATTGATAGCAATCATTACGGTCCCATTATCAAAGTTCACATGCTCCCATTGTAATACTTGCCATGGCTTTGCTTTGTTAACGCCTGTTAACTGATTAACACGGAACCCAGTATATATATAGATAAAGAGCATATCTTTCTGATACTCATTTAAACCAGGATGTGAATGGAGCAGTTCAATCTCTTCATTTGTCCACTCCTTAAACTGCTTTGCGTCAATCTCATTTTCAGGAAACAAGTCATCTTTCACAATAATATCATCATCAATCAGTTTGCGTCTTTTTGCCCAGTCAAAGAATCCTTGCAGTTCATTGAGATAGCTGTTGATCCCGGTTCTGGCACGGCCCATTAACTCACGCTCTGATTTATAGATCTCCCAGCCAATCTTGCCATTGCGCTCCATGGTGGGAATCTGATGAACAAAGACATTTTCGCCATATACATCCAGAGCAGACTTCATTGTGGATCGGTATTTCGCTTTAGTGGCCGGATCTTTGATATTGGCAATTTTGTTTAACTCAAATTTGTGAAACAATTGCTTTAATGTAATATGATCCCCATGCACTTCATACATGTCGCGCCAGGATGGATCATTATTAAAGTACTTTAGCTCAATGAGATTCCATCGAGCATAAGACTGCTCCCGCTCAAGTTTAGTGTAATACAGTTTCTGATCCCGCTTCTGTTTATGCGGATCAAAGTATGATACACCGTATTTCTTTTTACGGTCTTTTCTTTTAAATGTTGATGCCATGGTGTTGTCTATCCTTGTGGTGTTTTGTTTATTTGTCCATTAACTCTTTTTCCAGTGCTGCGATCTTATCCTGCAATAGACCAATTGTGATAGCCTGTGCCTGAATAGTGTAATTGATATCAGTTTTATCCGATACAGTGAATACACCATCATCATTGATAAGTTGAAAACCGAGTTTCCCCGCAATAAGCTGTGCTGTACTGTCACTAATGTTGGTTATAGTTCCATTTTCCCATCGGTAAAAGTTAGAGCGGTTGAGTCCAGTCTTTTTTGACAAGTCTGTTTTATTGAGTTTGGACATGTTAATCATTCCCAGAACCGCTTCTGAGCGTGAATTGTATGTTTTTGTCATGTCTATTCATTTGTTTACTACCTAAAATTCGTACTATTTTCACGTATATGCAACATTTTTCTTGCATATTCATCGTTTGTGTTTTTAATATTTAATGTAGCATATGCCACAATTTGGAAAACATACACTTGGTATTTACATGATGGACAACGGCATCAGCCAGAACCAGTTATCCAGATATATTGGTGTATCAAACGGGCACTTGAGTGATATGATAAACGGCAGAAGAAAGTTTTTAATCAAGCATAAAACCAGGATTGCGCAAATCTTTAACAGGACAGTAGATCAGATAGAATGGCCGAGATAAGTAAAGGCTGGCTCAATACCACTCAGGCTGCACATTATCTTGGTGTCTCCAAGCGAAGTCTGATGACTGCAATTGACCTTCGTAAGCGCAATATAAAGAATTTAGACCTTGTTCTTAAATGCTACGGAAACAGAACATTAATTAAAATATCAAGTTTAGATAAGATTGAAAATATTGAAACAAAATAATAACTCCGCAAATGGGCAGTGCCAATGTTTACCTCGGCCTAATGTTATGTCTATCCACATCTTACCGCCGAGTGGCACTGCCCGGTGATTTATACAGTTATAATAAAAGACAAAGATCAGCGGATGCGGTTTGCTGCTGACACTGAAAAGATATTAAAGAAATATAAAAAATTCATTCCCGGCAGGAACCAATCAGAACTTATTTGTGATATGGGAATTTCTGCCGATGTGGACTTGGATACCTTGGCGCGGGTGGAAGCGTTAATAGATCGGCGTGGTTATGAGTATATCAAAAGAGAAAAGCCCGGATAAACCGGGCCTTTCTTTATCGAACGACTCACCACAAGTCGAAAGATAGACAACAGGAGAAGTTACTATGGGAGTAGATCCATTTTCAAATGTTAATATACCGGAATCTGATGCCAACAGTATTTATGGCAGATTAGAGTCTGGTGAAAACCGAATCCGCATCCTGGGACCAGTACATGAAGGCTATGTTCTCTGGCAGGACGGGAAACCAACACGTTCCAAAACACCAATCGCCGGGGACGGTGATGACAAACCGAAGTACTTTTGCTTGATACCTGTATGGATGGAAGATGAAGTCAAGTTCCTTGACTTGACGCAGAAAACCATTCTCACTGTGATTCAGCAATTGAATGACAGCGAAGAATGGGGTGTGACTACGGAATACGATATCATCATCACAAAGCAGGGCGAGAGCCTTGATACCACTTATTCAGTCACTCCTTGCAAGCCGAGTAAACTTGGCAAGGAAGCTAAGAAAGCGTGGAAAGAAGTGAAAGACAGGATTGATTTTGACGGCTATATCGAAGGCGGGAATATCCTGACTTCAGATGATGATGACGGATTGCCATTTTAATGCCTAACTCCTCGGGGAGAAAAGGTTATTCGGGTGAGAACGAGGTGGTGAATTGGTTTCGCCACCTCGGGATCAAAGTTATCAGAGCATTCGGCTCTGACGGCAGAGCATTGGGCGAGAAGTCTGATATAGATATTAAAGCCACTATAGATGATCTGGTGATGCTCATTCAGGTCAAAAGATATAAAAGATTTTCAATTTATAAGTTTTTCAAGAATGCCAATGTGGTTGCACTTCGGGGGGACCGCCAGAAATGGCTATATGTACTTAGCGAAGATATTATGGCAGATATTGTGAAAAAACTGAGCGGAGCCAAAAATGTCAAATAAATCAAATCCAGGTTACACAGGTGGGAACAGCCGTGGCTCCGCCAAAGAAGCAATGATGGATGTTGTCGGCTCCTGTATCGTTAAGATACTGGAGAAGTATCAGAACGTGCAACTCAATCTCGAAAGCGAGACTACACGCTACAACCTGGCAAGCGAGATCCTGGATGAGATCTTGCTGATAATAGATAAAAAGAAAGGATAGACATATGGATACAGTAAGTAACTGCTGTGGAGCATTGTTCCACGAACCGGGATGGCCGGATAATGATATCTGCGGATGCTGTAAAGAGCATGCGGATGCTGTAGAGCAGGAAGAGCCGTCCATTGAAGTGATTGATCTGGATAAAGAATTTGACTGGTCAGCATATAAAACAGAAATAATGAATAAAGCTGTAAAAAAATACGGTACTGTCATCGATGCGCTTGTGGGTATGGATGCCCGGATCGCTGATCTGGAAATGACGGTCACCGGACTCAGAGAATTGCTTGAGGATGAATAATGTTACTGTATAAATACATTGATACGGGTGACCAAGTATTTGTTGGTGACTATGTGTATGTAGTGCCAGATAAAGAGTTGATAATCAGCATTAATATGAATAAACAGCTACATTGTATTAACAGAATTTGTATAGATACAGTTAATACTGTCGAATCTATTGATCAGTTAACATTTACAGATACTGGTTCATACAAGTTAGTCGCGTATATGCCTAATAAAACATTTCAGATTGATGATATATTAAAATTATGAACTACAAAGAGTTCAAATCTTTCAGGAAAGAATTTTTATCACAGGCGATTGAAGTTAGTGACCAAAAGTCAATCGAATATACAATCTCAAATGATTCAAAATTGTACAATTTCCACAATGTTGCTGAAAGACTTGGTATTACACCACAGCAAGCCATGATGGTGTATATGCTTAAACACATGGATGCACTCTGTAATGATGCTAAGACAGGCAAGACTTTTAGCGATGAAACCGCACGAAACAGATGTATTGACCTTGCGAACTATGCAACACTTTATGCAGCACTCACACATACCGAGGGACAAAATGAAACGTATAACACTAAACCAGACCGAGATGCAGATGGCGACATTGAACGGCATGGGACGCATGGTGCAAAACCAGATAAATGGCATCAGCTCTCAAGGACGGAGAAAACTTGATCCAGATATAAATGGAGCCGGCGGTGAGATAGCGGTCGCCAAGTATTTCAATCGCTATCCAGACCTATCCATTGGTCCGCATAGACGCGGATGGGATCTAGAAGTCAATCGCAGAACGATTGATGTTAAGACCACTACCTACCAGCCTGGTTACCTACAGGCAAAGACTTACAAAAAGATTAAAGATGCGGATATGTACATACTGGTACATGCCGCATTTCCAATTTTCACCATAATTGGCGGTGTCAAATCAGAAGAACTGATGCAGGAACACAATATAAAAGATATGGGCTATGGTCCAAATTATACTCTGGAACAGTCCCAGCTTCACCCATTGAAAGAATTGTTTTTATGAAGTCACACGGAAAAGGCCGGATGGGGGAACTCGCTGTTAGAAAATCACTCATTGCTCAAGGATATAAAGTATATATACCTGAAGTGGATAATGAACAAGTGGATTTGATTGTTGAGCAGGATAATGGACAATTTCGCAGAGTACAGGTTAAGACTGTTTCAAAAGAAAAAACCGGAACTTCTATTGAAGTTAACATGACAAAGTACCAAAAGACGGGACGGGTGGATGTGGTTGCGGTCTACTACGCCCCAAAAGATATGATCGCTTATGTGCCTTATGAAAACCAGAACTCGATCAATCTGGCACTCACCACAGGCAAGAATAACCAGCGGAAAGGCCGGAACTGGTTTTACGAATATGAAAGATTTCCGGAGTTTTCGTGAAAGACCACTTCGCCGGCAGTATAGCATACGATAATCACAATGATGTCTGGGAAGACAAAACAATGATTGCATTCTCATTTGATGAACTGGTAGAAGATATGAAAGAAGTAATGGACAAGCGACGCAATAGCGAAGTGTTCTTTGCTGTTGTGGTTCGGGATGGGAAAGAAATTGATATTACAGAGCGAGTTAGAGTTGCAGTTGAATAAGATATACAATGAAGACTGCTTTGAGACTATGGCAAGAATGCCGGATGACTTTGTTGATCTTATCGTGACTTCACCGCCATGGAACGCTAAGAAAGATTACGGTGATTACAGCGATGACAATAAACCGGATTTTGATGAATGGCTGGGGAAGCTGTGCAAAGAAATGGAGCGGGTAGTGAGTACCGCTGTTTATGTCTTCATGTCTCAGGATCATATGTGGACTGTACATAATGCACTCTCTGGATTCAAACAATGGCTATTCTACCACAGGCGCAATCTGGGTGCTTCACTGCATATAAAGAATCCTTGGATCAAGACTATTACACCAATCGCGATGAGCATACCAAAAGGCAAGATATCAATGGATTCATCGCATCACGGCATTTCCACTATGGATTTGATCACCGGCGTGAATCCGCAATCCAACTTTCCCAATAATCTGCGTGTGCATCCGGCTCAAGATCCTGTAGATGCATATCTTCCGCTTATCGCCAGAACTCCATGTGATGTAGTGTATGACCCATTCATGGGCAGTGGCACTACTGCAATGACATGCCTGAAACTTGGTAAAAACTGGATCGGGAGTGAAATAAATCCGGATTATGTGACTGTGGCCGGAAATAGAATTAATAACCACCAGGCACAGGAAACATTGTTTGGTGTGCAGGAAGAACTGATAGAGAGTGAGTAATGCCCAAGACAAAACACCACAAGAAAAAGTATCCGAATTCAGAATGGGTTCGGCGCAGGAACATACGCCGAGCAGCGGGAAAGCGAGTCTTAAAACAAGACTCATCCGGCATGCCGGTGGCTACGGAGCATTTAAAAGAGAATACGGAGCATGTCCGTTCAGCACGTCCGAAGCGCAATGTCAAAAGCTGGTTCCACGGAATCAAAAATGCTTTTGCGGGTCGGGTAAGAAATTCAAAAGATGTTGCATCCGATAGATAAAAAAGAAAACTGGCGTTACGATGCACGGTTAGCCGACCGGAGTATTATGCATTGCACAAAATGCAATAAGTGCTGGCAGATAATCACATATTCTACAGGCAAAAAAACTGGCGGAAGACGACGCATACCGCATTACTATAAAAATTTTGTTAGTTACGGCAAACAGAAAAAGATATGCCCGAATTGCAGATCATAATGAAATGCTGGCACTGTAAATCTGAATTGATCTGGGGTGCAGACTTTAATTACGAAGACTTCGGTTTAGAAGGTGAAGGTATCGTTACAACACTTGCATGTTCTAACCAAAATTGCGGTGTTGATGAAGTTTTGGTGTATTACAAAATAAAAGACAATAATGAAAAAACCACTAATGACAAAAAGAATAAAGAATGGATGAAATAATACTAAACCTGGAAGCTGAAATATCAAAGCTTCAAAAGAAGATTAACAAACTGGAGTCAAAACTAACTATAGCAGATAGTTTGATAAGGCAAGTGTATGCATCACTTGAACAGTATTCAGACCATATTAAACAATCACTTGAAGCCTACATGACAAGGAGTGATACATGATCTCATTAGCTAGAGGCGGGAATATGTCCAAAAAAGATATTATTGAGCTTTATGAATGGCTGTTGAAGACCGGCAAAATAAAAGAAAATGGACCAGCGCATACCAGACTCAAAGCATTAAAGCTTTTACGGGGGAAGATATTTAAATGAAATATTTAAAAAAACTTATTGAAGTACACAATAAAGAATCAAAAAAATATAAGAGTGGTCACAATGTGGCTCGTGTCATGCATGATGACTGGTGTAAATCAAATACTGCACATGGAAGAAATGTGACTTTATGCAATTGTAATGCTGAAGTGGTAATTATCAATACTGATGGGTCCGAAGAAGAAGTAAGCATTGCATTAGGAATAAAACCAGACACAAAATCATAATGATCACCGGCATAGCAACATGGATCGCTAACTTTTTAATCCTCGGCATTGCACTCGTTATCTGGTGCATTGGCATCTTTCTTATGGGAGTGATTTGTGTCTGTATAAAAGAATTAATAGAGAAATATGTTTACAAACCATGAATGTTCATGCTGTAGTTCGCGATTAACAGAACAGAACAGCAGGAAATCAAGACTAAAATCACGGATCATTAATAATAAATGGTACTGCTATAAGTGCCTGGATTCATCAAATATTATGATACTTGACAATACAATAGACTTTAAACAATGGGAACACCACAATGGACCACGGCTGCTCTATAAAATATGGCCGGTGGAAGATATACAAGAAAGGAAGACAACACATGAAAAAAAAGAAACGGCACGGTTTAAAATACAAACTAGCCGATGGAACGATCGCCAAAGGCGTTACAACACTGATAAGATCTAACCTTGGATGGGATAAACAGCCCTTAATAAACTGGACCAGGCGCATGGCGCTGGATGGAATAGACGATGAAGAAGAGATGCGTGAAGCTCAGAAGATCGGGACTCTGACACATCTTCTAATTGAAGCAAACCAGAAAGGCGTGAAAGACTTCGATACCGGAGACTTCTCCCGCAATCAGACAGAACAGGCAATGATCGCCTTTGCCGGATACAGGCAATGGGCAGAAAAGACAGATTTTAAACCGCTTAAAAGCGAAATGATGCTGGTCAATGAAGACTGGCGTGTGGGCGGGACCATCGACTGTGTCGGATCTATGGGAGATGACCTGGTGCTGATAGACTGGAAGACGGCCAAGTATCTGTATGCTGAACATAAAATCCAGATCTCAGCATATATAAAGATGTTTGAAGATGCGCACAGTAAAGCAAGAGCTGGGGTAAGAATAAAAAAAGGACTGAACCCGATATACGGGATGATACTGCGCTTTGAAAAGCAGGAATTGAAGTTTCACCAGCATATAGTCAAACGTGAACGGGTGGAAGCCGGAATTGAAGCGTTTGACGCAATAGTGAAACTCTCCAGATTACGCAAAAAAGTGTGATCTTTGACAAACTAAATACCAGCGGTCGGCGGGCGAAGTGTCCCTCAAACAGGCCAGCGGAGTGCCTGAATCCGGAGAAATCGGATTACTGCATCTCCATTTCTCCGGACTTCGCCCACTGCCATAGATGTAAAAAAGGCTGGTTTATGGGAGATAAAAAAAATATCAGTAAAGCAGTACGACTGAATATACGCACTAAACTATTCGAGCGACTCGATGAATCCGGATACGATGAAGCCAGAGTGCGGTTCCTGGATCACTATAAAAAGATTTTCAGGAAAATGCGCCTTCCATGGAATAAGAAAGCACTGGACTATGATGTGGGAGTGCGCAGAGATAAAAAGAAACAACTCCAGCTCGTATTTCAAATTACTGATGATCATATAAAATACCATAAAGGATCGCAGTTTGGTGAAGCAGAATGCAAGGTTTTTCCTGCATGCATCCTCCCATACCAAGACACCTTGCTGATCTGCGAAGGCGAAAAAGACGCAATCACCGCTAACTGCAACGGTGTGCCGGCGGTCACTTTTACAAGTGGAGCCGGCGCACTGCCCGAAGATCTTACTCTGCTGGAGAAATCCAATGATATTGTGATCGCTTTCGATAATGATGAAGCCGGAAGAGCGGGTGCTAAAAAAGTAGCCAGTGCTTTATGGAATAAAACCCGCCGGGTCAAGATATTAGAATGGGGACGCAATTACCCAAAAAAATACGATATAACGGACTTTTTCTCAGATGGGCATACAAGTGCGGATCTGATGAAGTTAATGGATTCTGCGCCCGTTTTCGGGGCAAATGAGCTAGGCGCTGCCAAAATCTTTGATGTGCATGGGTTCCTGGAGCGGGATCTTCCCGAAGTACAGTATATATGCGATGAGATCCTGCTGGAAAGCGGGACTACGGGGATCGCTGGAATGAGCAATGTGGGCAAGTCTATCCTGGCACTGCAGCTTGCGCTCTCTATCGCGATGGGAGTGCCGTTCATGGGGCAGTTTGTGGTCCCCCGGCCACGGAAAGTACTCTTTATCCAGTTTGAGATGCTGGATCAGATGGTGCAGGAGAGACTGGAAAGACAAATGCATGCGCTTACTGAAGAGTACCCGACTTGCCGAGAATACCTGAAAGATAACCTGACTATCGCAAGTTTTGAAGATAAAAGACTTTTTGAAGATGCTTATGGAACCATAGAAAAGAATCTGATGACAGGCGACTATGATGTGCTGGTGATCGATAATCTGTATACCAGCTCCAATATCGCAATGGATAAAAATGACCAATTGCAGACTCTGCTGTCCAGGATTACGGAGCTGAAGCTGAAATACAAGATTGCTATGGTGATGATATCGCACCATAAGAAAATGAGCGAGAAACAACCGCTGGATCACTTTATGGTGTTTGGGGGATCTACCTATGTTAACTGGCTCGATAACCTGGTACAGGTGGCGAATACGGGACGCGGTAAAGATCTGAAAGTGTTTAAAATCACCAAAACCAGGACCGCAAGCGACTACCATAATGTGCCTTGCGGGATTAAGATTACCGGATCAGAAAAAAACCTTGCGTTCAAATATATAAAGCCATTGCCCAAACATGAGAGTTTTTGGTATCTAGATGCGGAAGAAAGCCCGGAAGCTAAAGTTCTGAACGCTATTAAAAGCGATGGTGATAACTTTACCAGGAACCAATTTAGCGATGCTTTGGAAGCTGTATTGAACCTTACAAGCAATAATGCAGTGTCTAATTGGCTGGATAAATTGATCACGCAAGGACTCGTTGGAAAGCTGAATCATGGGCAATATTATATAAAAAGCACCGAATTAGAAGATTTGCTCGGGCAGTGAGAGAATGGAGAATATGGGGAATATGGGGAATTTGAAGAAAATCAAATTCTCATTGGTTTGCTAAATGGGAATTTGGTTCACGAGAAGAAATTCTCTATATTCTCTATATTCCCCTTATTTTGCGTCCCCGTGATATTTCACGAAAAATGCCCACTTTCGCGCAATTCTGATGGGCGCTGCAGTTTTGCGAGAAAGTACAATGAGAATTTGGAATGCATGGCGATTATAGGATGGTTTCACGATTTGAAAGTGGAAAACCTGAAGAAATGTTTTTTATGGCTCAGGCGCAGAGAAAAACTTTCCTGGCGCAACAAAATGATAAAAATTACCCGCCAAGCATATATATAAAACCCTGGCACAAATAATATAAAAGAATAAGCGGATTTACGCGTTATGGTAGTTGTTTGGGTAGCAATAAGACAAAAAAAAACCGGCTTTTCAGCCGGCTTTTTTCGGTTTAGTGTTTATTTTAAATGACTAATATTTATTGATTGATTAAAAAGCCCCAAATTAATTGCGCTATATTGTGT